ATTTAGATTGAGACGCGCGGTACTTTACAAAATTCGCTTGACAGGTTAATAGTTAACCGCTAGGCTAGTTATTATGGAAACTTTACGACTACTAAATAAAGCGGATTTTGCTACCTTAGCGGGCGTCTCACGGCCAGCGGTGACAAAGGCCTGGACTAGGAGTTTGAGCACTGCGATATATGCGGGGAAGATAGACATTGACCGCCCCGCGGCTGTGGCGTACCTTCAAACCAAGCGCCCCGGCAAGACCAACATAGTGGAAAATACCCCCCAACCAACCCCGGAGACCAAACCAAAAACCCCCACCTACGGGCCCGAAATAGAATTTTTTTTAAAGTACACACTTCGGCAGCTAGTAGACGAATTTGGGACCGCCCCACAATTTAAAGATTATGTTACCGCTAGAAAACTTATAGAAGATATTCGCGGTAAAATGGTAGCAACGGCGAGAATCGAGGGGGAGTTAATTTCCAGGGAGTTGGTGGCTAACAGCATTTTCAGAATAATAGAAAATTCAAACGTCCGGTTACTGCGTGACCTTCCGAAAACTTTAGCGAATAGGGTTTTTTCTCTTGCGAAAGCCAAGGGCAATCTGATCGATGCGGAAAAATTAGTTAGAGAGTTGATATCAACTCAGATTCAAAGCATAAAAGTTGCAGCGACAAGGGCGCTCAATGATTAAACTATACCCAGGCGATTGCCTCGAAGAAATAAAAAAAATACCCGCCTTCGTCCCGTAATTAGCAGTTGACAACAGCAAGTAAATGGCATATTCTGCAGTCATGAAAACAATAGAAGAAAAGGTAATTTCCGCCTACATACCATACAAAACAACACTGCGGGAAGTTTCCCGCAGTGTTGGGGTAGACCATCACAGGGTAAAAAGAATTCTTGAAGCCAACGGGACCAGTATCGTTAAAGGGAAAATCCCGCCATTTACAAAAGAACATAAGGAGAGGATAAGCCGCGCGTGTAAAGGACGTATCCCGTGGAGTAAAGGCAAAAAAATGCCGAAAGAAAGCCTCTACAAAAATATGGCCACACACCTAAGGTTTAAAGTATCAGCGGAATGGCTAAAGACTTTTGAGGACATCGAAAAGCTAAAATTTTTAAATAGGGCTGTAACCGAGAGGGGCGGGAGGTTTAATTTTACAGCATGTGAATATAAAAAATACCTTCTGAAATTTTATGGTAATAGACAATTCAATTCAATTTACAAAAAGTGGATTGAGTCGGGAGGATGCAAGTGGCTGAGGCCCACGGTCGACCACATACACCCAAAAGCGAAAGGGGGTTGCAGTTCGTTGGAAAATCTTCAATTTTTAACGTGGTTTGAGAACCGTGCGAAATGTGATATGTCACAAACGGATTGGGAGAAGGTTAAACAGAATATAAAGGATTATTTAATATGACAATTAAAGGGGGTACGGGTCCACTAACACCAGATCTTAGGTTATGGCATGGAGATTGCCTAGATAAGATGAAAAATATCGCCGATAAGTCGGTTGATATGGTGTTAGTAGACCCTCCGTAGTCATACGGCACAACAGCGTGCAAGTGGGATACCATCATCGATTTACCCCGAATGTGGGAGCAGTTGAACCGGGTTAGTAAAACCGACGGAGTGATGGCGTTCACCTCAAACCAGCCCTTTACAACGAAATTAATTAGCAGCAATATAAAAAATTTCAAATATTGTTGGGTGTGGGTGAAACCCCAGGGGGTCGACCCATTTATGGTGAAGCATAGGCCCATGAATAACATTGAAGATGTGGTAGTATTCAGCAAGGGAAAGATCAAATACAACCCACAAAAAACGCCGGGGAAGCCGTACACAGTGGTACGCGATAAGCGGTCAAGAATTAAAGAAACATCAAATAGCCCTATTATGCGCCCTACGGTAACAGTAAACGAGGGTTTCAGGTACCCAGTCAGGACGTTATATTTTGGCCGTAATAGCGGCCTACACCCAACGCAAAAACCCGTAGCCCTAATGGAATACCTGATAAAAACATATACAGACGAAGGTGACACGGTTTTAGATTTTACGATGGGAAGCGGTACGACGGGGGTGGCTGCAGGGAATTTGAAACGAAAATTTATAGGCATTGAAAAAGACAATAAATATTTTGCAATCGCCGCAGGGCGAGTTATGGGCGCATACGCATGATTAGCGAAACACACATAGCCGATGGAAAAAAATGGCTAAAAAAACAGATAGAAAATCTAACGGATACGCTCGAAATACTGTTGCCGTCGGAATATTCTGAAAAAGTCCGATATTTACCGCCACAAGTTTCAGCATTATCAGGGCCATACAGATATGACGTGGCCCCGTATTTGCGTGAGATAGTGGACTGTTTTTCCCCTCAATCACCGGTACAGGAAGTCGCGTTCATGAAAGGGGTACAGCTAGGAGCAACGGTTGGGGTGCTTGAGAATGTGATTTTATATTATATAGGGCATGTGTGCGACGTCCCAGTGGCCCTTGTATACCCCGACGATGGACTGGCGCAAAACCGTATAGATTTGTATTTAACACCTATGTTGTTGCATTCCGGGTTAGACGACCGCATTCAGTCTATGGACGAAAAAAACACGCGGAAGACCGGGAAGACCCGAAAAAAAATAGAATGGATAGGCGGCGGTTTTATGGTCCCACTGGGGGCGCAAAGTCCATTAAAATTTAGGTCGCTGTCTTTTCAAGTTATGCTATGCGACGAGCTGGACGCGTGGCCAGACCGGGCGGGGAAAGGGGATGCATGTGACACCGTTCGCGGGCGTTCCGCTGCATACGAAACTTCGCGTAAACTTGCGTGGATAAGTACCCCCCTGGTCACGCAAACCAGTAAAATTTTAAAAGCGTATGATAAAGGCGATCGCCGAAAATTCCATGTACCTTGCAAACACTGTGGAGAATTTCAGGAAATAGAATTTAATAAGACAGATCACGACGGCGAGATTTATGGCATACATTTTTCTGTAGACGACAAAGCACGGTTAGCGACAGATTCGGTCGTTTTAGTGTGTAAATACTGCCGGGGCAAAATGATAAACGAGGATAAAGCGGTTATTCTACCCCGCGGGAAATGGGTACCGACCACCACGGCTGTTAATGAAAATTACCGATCATATCACTTGTCAGCGTTTTACAGTCCGGTGGGTATGCAGTCGTGGGAGGTTTTGGTGGCCCGATGGTTGGAATGTTGGAACCCACTCACGAACAAACCCCGTGACACTGAAAAATTACAGGTTTTTTATAATGAAGTGTTAGGGGCGCCGTATACCCTCGGGGGCCAACGGCTGAAAAAAGAAACCGTTGAAACGCACCGGAGAGTTATATATAATTCTGGCGAAATTCCGAACATAAAAGCGCTGGAAGAGGTAGGCGGAAAAATACAATTTCTCACTGCGGGGGTCGATGTACACAAAGAACACCTTGACATTCAGGTCATCGGATGGGCCGCCAGGGGTTGTTTTTATTCGATTGAGTGGCTAAGATTAGAGGGCGATTGCGAAGATTTAGCAGGTGAACCGTGGATAAAACTGCAAGATTTAGTAGAGAATAAGCAGTACAAAGCAGATGACGGTCGCACCTATCGGATACAATTAACGTTCATAGATTCTCAGTATAATACCGATTTAGTGCATAGATTTTGCTCAGAGTATACAGCCGGGGTTTTCCCGGTAAGAGGAACAGAATTACCGACCCGCGGATCCACGTTCAAAGAATTTTCTGATTTTACATCAAAAATGGGCCAGCGTGGGTATAATATCACGACTACTTTGTACAAAGACCGTTTGGCTTTAGCGTTAAAAAAGGACTGGACCGGCGTAGGACTGCAGCCGGACAGACACCCCAATTTTCCTAACGATTACCCGGATCAATTTTTTAAAGAATTAGTCCTTGAACGTAAACAAGAAATAAAAGATAGCAAGACCGGAAAATTAATAGGATATTTGTGGGTAGGTAGAGGCGCCCACGCGTGGGACACTCTGGTATATAATACCGCTGCAGCCGATATAATAGCACTCGATACATGTATAAATGAGTTGGGGCTCGATGAAGTAGACCCGGTGGCGTTCTGGGATATCTGTGAGAAAAAAGCGTTATTTTTTGAAAGGTAAAAATGCCCCAGTGGGAAACCCAGACCCCGTGTAGAGTTCCAGCGTTTCCCGAAAAAGTTGGATCCGTACCTGTAAAACTCCGAAGTTGTAAACCCTTGAAAACATTACCCAGTGAAAATAATTGTTGCAATCATGATAATCATTGTATATATTAGTAATCAGAGGGAAATAAAACACTTTATTAACACTTTTTAAAGGAGAAATGAAAATGATCCAAGTACAGAGCGGAGTTCAGATACTGACAAGTGAAGAGATGATTTCAGCCCAAAAGACTTGGGACGATGCAGACCCATCTAAAAATGAAGATTTTACAGCTTGCCCTTTTTGGCTAGTAACTGACGATGGGAAGTGTGGAGGTCTCACAGAAGACGAAAAAAACGAAATGATAAAAGAGATGGATAATTAATTTCAAAAGGAGACTAACAAGAATGCCAGTAAAAATTTTTAGAAATGATTTTTTAGTAGACAGTTTAGAAATTGTGATAAATAAGTGGGAAGCAAACATAAAAGAAACCTGTGGTAATACAGAAAAATTTGAAATCCGAAATATTGCTCAATCCAATAGCGACAAATACCTAATAATAACAATTCATTACACAATAGAGGATATATAAATGCTTACTAACCTTGAAAAGGAGGTGATTAAAGAAGAAACAAACGTAAAACCTAAAGATTTATACGATATGCTCGAAACTGGCAATTTCGACGGTCTTGACAAGATCTTAAGAGGTGACGAAGATTCAGACACGATAGATGAAATTAGGATTAAGATGGCTAACAAAAACAAAAAGGAGAAAAAGGATGAAAAAGTATAGTTTGATTTTAGTGTTGGTATTAGTTTTAAGTTCAATTTTAAGTTGTTCTGGAGAGGAGCAAAAAAACACCAATCCGCCCGGATTTACAATAATAGACAATGGGTATGATTTCGATATGAATTATATTAAAATTTCATTCGTTGAGACTTTAGAATGCATGGAATATGATTATTTTGAACCTAAAATCACCATTGAAATAACTGCCCCTTACAAGCCTTTCCCCTGTGCCCCCAACCCTAAGACAGGTTGTGGTGGATTGTATGAAGTAACTGCTAAAGTACCGAGTATTAAACTTTCCGCTGACTTTGTAAGGCTAAAACATGAGTACATTCATTACGCATTAGATTATTACGAAGGGGATGCAGACCCTGGGCATTTAACCGATCACTTTAACAGGTGTGAAAAATAAAATGAAAAAATTAAATTATATACTTAGAGACATACCGAAGGGGCTATGGAAACAGGCGAAACACAAGGCAATTGATGAAGGTATTTCACTCAAAGAATTAATTATACGAGCGTTAAAACGGTATGTAGCATAACTATTTTTTGAAAGGTAAAAATGAAAATCAAAAAAATAATATCACAAACAAGAAGGGATTTTCACGCGGATTATGAATGCGAGCATTGCGGGTATGTATTGGAAGATCAAAGCGGGTATGACGATTCGTTTTTTCACAGAGAAGTTATACCCAATCTGAAATGCAAAAAATGCGGAAAAACTTCACCGGATGACTATAGATCTTTAGCCCCTAAATACCCAGAACATATGGTCGTATAACGGAATTATAAAGGATATTCGGAAATGAAAAAGCGTTATTTTTTGAAAGGGGGGTGTAAACATAAGTCTGTGCCGGGTTGAACCCCCAACACCGGAAACGGGAGAAAATAATATTTCCGAACAAGAGTCATATCAATATTGGGGCAGGTTTTTGTGTCGCTGAATTCGTAGTGTCCGAAAACATTGTCACGCGAAATTTTATGGATTATGCAAAGATGCGACAAGAATGCAGGCAACGTGTTGAGAAGCTGGTTAGCAGTAAAACGATTTTTGCCGATTAGACATACACCTATAGAGTCCATGTTATGACCCCGGCAATGTGCGCCCATTATGTCAATGTCCCGACCCACTTCCACCACGCCGTCATCTTCTTTTTTGTAGTCCGACCTGCTTTTTCTATTACCGTTCAGAATTACGTAATGGTACCCGATTCCGTTCCAGCCTTTTTCCCGGTGCCATCCGTCGATAGTTTTAGAGTCGCCGAACTCACTGTCACTACAATGTAAAATTATTTTTTTCATATGAAGCTAATATAAAATATTTTTAGCCAGATAGCAAATTTAAAATATATTTTTCTTGACATACCCCACGAGTTATAATATACATTGATATAGAATAGCGAGTTTATGTTAACGATAAATATAAGATGAACCTATTGAAATAATATGGATGCAACTTTTTTACAGGATCGAATAGACGCAACACAGACTCTAATTATAGCATACGAGGCTGCCATAACCGCGCTTACAACAGGTGGAGTGAGTCAGTACACCATAGACACAGGGCAGACCCGACAAGTAGTGACCAAGCTGAATCTAGCTACATTAAAAAACTCAATGAACGGCGCATATAATTTGCTTGCGACGCTCGAAGCGAGAAGGGACGGCAACGGCTCTTTTCAATCTATCCCTGGATGGTGATATGTTAGATTTTATTACAAATTTATTTCAAAAACCGAATATAGACGCACCACAGTCAATCGACGTAGATGACGCACCACAGTCAATCGACGTAGATGACGCACCACAGTCAATCGACGTGGACAACATACCATCAGCAATGACAGGCTC